CAATCTGAATAATAATGGTAATGCTGGCTTGTCCTGTCTCAATACGAATAATGGAATATCAAATGGTAATTGGAATATCCTCGCTCGTACCTCAAGATATAATTAATATGAGTTAAATTTTCTGGGCCGTACCTAAGAAGGACATAGATGTAAATCTATCTCATTTAGCATAGCTAAAATTTAAGATTGAAACACCAACTTGAAAGTTCTACAAAGCACATCAAGAGAACGATTAGAGACGTTATATGTTAATGGATATAATGTGGGGTTAGTAGTAAAGTCCGAAAGCCCCTGATATCTTGAGAGGTGTCATATGAAAAGATATTTAAGTAATTTTGAACTAACAGAAGAGTTTGTAAGAAAATCTGTTTTTGATTGTTTAGGTGGTTCACCTACGAGAAAGTCAAGATGGAAAGAAAAAAAGACTATCTTTTTTCTTGCAGAATATTTAATGAAGTGGGAATATCTTCATAATTTTCAAGAGATATCTAATATTAAAACTATTGCATATAGGCTATATAATTATGCTATTAATGATAAAGAAAAACTTTATCCTATAGTTAATTATGCAGCTCATGAAATGTTTTTAGAAATAAAAAATAGATCAATTAGATTAAAGAAGATTAATTATAACACTATAATTGATAAAGGATCTAAAAAGACTCGTGTAATAGGCTCTGCTAGCATGAAACAACAATGTTATGATTATGTAGTAGTAAATGCATTAAAAGAGATGTTTGATGCTAAAATAGGCCATTATCAATGTGCTAGTCTTCCAAACAAAGGTCAGTTATTTGGGAAACAAGCTATTGAGTCCTGGATTCGGACTAATCCTAAAAAGTGTACATGGTTTTTCAAAGGCGATGTTAAACAGTTTTATCCTAGTGTTAATCACAGGATTGCAAAAAGATTATTAAATAGAGATATCAAAAATAAAGATATACTTTATTTAGCATATACATTAATTGATACATATGGAGATGTAGGATTATGTATTGGATCATATTTTTGCCAGTATATGGCTAATTATATAATGTCATATCCTTATCATTATGTTACTGAAATGTTATATGTAAATAGACGTGGAAAACGATATAATTTAGTTCACCATGCTTTGTTTTATATGGATGACGTAATTCTTATCGGAAGTAATAAAAAACACGTCAAAAAGGCTGCTATTGAGCTTGAAAAGTATCTTAATAAATTCTTTGATCTAAAATTAAAACTAGATTATCAATTATTTCCCATTGATAGTAGGCCGATTGATATGATGGGATATAAAATATATTCTGATTATACAACTGTTAGAAAAAGAATATTTAAGCCAGCTAACAGGGTTTTCAATCAAGTTAAAGGAAAAGATACAATGACATTAGAAGAAGCTCATAAAGTGGTTTCTTATTATGGATATTTTAAATATACCGATAGTTATAAATATAGAAAAAAAGTAAAAATGAGTCGCTCATTAAGAGTGGCAAAGGAGGTAATATCAAATGAAGCAAAGAATAGCAGAGTTCCCAACAGCACAGGGACCATATCTGTATCAACTGCAATCTGATGGAAGTGCAGTTGTTTTTATTAGAGAATTTATTCGAGAAGAACATAGAGAAACAGAAGAAGGATCCGAAGAGGTCCTTTTTGTTTACAATGAAAATGAGTTTAGAGTAGATTCTAAAGAAATAACAGAAGAGATGATTGCAGCAGATCCATTAAGTTGGCTTACTTATGATGATACAATCCCATCATTTGAAACACAGGTAATAACTGCTTTAAATGATTTAGGAGAAGTAGTAGGAGAACTATTAGGAGGGATGGTTTAATGGTACAGATATACGTTAAATTAATTAAAGAAGGAAAAAGAACTATTGAGCAAGTTCCACCAATTTGGAGAGCTGCTGTAGAGGAAGCATTAAAAGAAAGGTAGTGATAATATGATTAAGCTTTTTTCAGAGTCTGATCATATTTTTTCTTCTAATGGAGATAAAATAATTCAACCTAAAAAAGCCATTATTCGTAAAGAGGATAATGGCTCTTTTTATTTAGATATGGAAACAGATATTTCATATGTTGATTATTTAACTCCTAACAAAATATTAGTTGCTCCAACTCCTCAAGGAGAACAAGCATTTAGAATAACTAATATAGAAAAATCAAAATCAAAGATAAGATTTAAAGCAAATCATATTTTTGAAGATTCCAAAGATTATTTAATCCAAGATAGTTATGTAGTAGATAAAGACTGTAATGATGCATTAGATCATTTGAATAATGCCACAGATACTACTAGTCCATTCACAACTATATCAGATATTACAAAAATATCCAGTTATAGATGTGTAAGAAAAAGCTTATATGAGGCTATTCAAGTTCTCTTAGAAAGATATGGAGGACATCTTGTTAGAGATAATTGGTCCATTGGAATAAAAAATAGTATTGGTCAAGATAATGGGGTAGTTGTTAGATATGGTAAAAATCTAAAAGATATATCAGCTACTTATAATTGGGATAATGTGGTAACTAAGTTATTGCCTGTCGGAAAAGATGGGTTGTTATTAAATGCATTAGATCCATCAGCCAGTGTTTATGTAGTTAGTACAGTTCAATATGATATTCCATATACGAAAACAATTACTTTTGAACAAAATGATATATCAGAAGACGATTATAAAGATGAAGAAGGAATAGTTGATGAAGAAGCATATAAGTCTGCATTAGTAACAGATTTATTAGAACAAGCAACGAATTATATAGCCAATAATTCAGTTCCTTCTGTAAATTATTCTTTATCAGCTAACGTTGAAAAAGTATCTGATGTTGGTGATACAATTCAGGTAATAGATGAAAGATTAGGAATAAGCATTCTAACCAATATAATTAGTTATGAATATGATGTAAGATCTGGTAAATATAATCAATTAGAATTTGGTAATTTTACAAAAACGTTAAGTAATTTAAGAAGTGACTTTAATTCTTCCACTCAAAAAATAGTAGATGATAGTGCTGAAACATTGAAAATAACATTGGGTGAAGAATTGAATGAGGCAACAGCTAAAATATGGAGTACGTTAGGAGATAGTCATGTTATTTATGAAGGCGATCGTATCTTAATAGTAGATGCTTTGCCAAAAGAAAATGCTACTAATGTTATTATGATAAACTCTGGTGGAATAGGTTTTTCACAATCAGGAATAAATGGGACCTTCAAAAGTGCATGGACTATTGATAATATTCTTGATATGCAAAACATAAATGTAATTAATCTTACTGCTTCAATGATAAAAGGTGGAACTTTAAAATTAGGATCTAACCTAAATCAGAATGGTCAATTAGAGGTATATGATGAAGCAAACAATTTAATTGCAGAGTTGAATAAAGAAGGATTAAAAATGTATGGAGTAGATGGCTCATATGTATTAATGAATAATACTGTTGGTTTTTCAGGATATGATAGAAATGATGATCCAATATATTGGGTTAATGGTGATGAGTTTCATATGAAAAAATCAGTTGTAGAAGACGAAATAACATTATGTAATAAAATTAGATGGATTCCAATTGAAATATATGATAATGATAACAATTTAATAAATGATGGAATTGCCTTAGTTTCGACAGTTGGAGGTGGTAGTTAATGGCAGCTTCTAATAGCAAAAGTACAGGATTGGGTAATGGATATACATTAACTGCATCATTCAGTCAGGGAGAAAGAAATACACAATACAACTATTCACCAGTTACAGTAACTGCCACTTTATCTTCTGGTGGAACTAGATGGGAGTCTAGTTATAACTCTTATTTAAGAGTATATTGGCATGATAATAGAGAAAATTATGATAGATTAGTTGCTGAAATAGCAATGTCGTCTTGTGCATATAATACCAATTATTATGCATCTGGTACGATAAATGTTTATCATAAAGATGATGGATCATTATCTGGTTATGCATATGCAACATTTGAAAAAGGTGGTACGAGCTGGGCTGCTCCTAATACTGGTGGAGTTGCTACTGATTGGACTGCATTATGGTCAATAGCTAGAGCCAGTCAACCATCTATATCGCCATCTAACACATTTAATATTGGTGATTCTATAACAATTAATACAAATAGAGCATCATCAGCATTTACTCATACAATAAGTTTATCTTTTGGAAATTATAATTATCAAATAGGAACAGGTATAACAAATTCTGTTTCACTAAATACATCATTAATAGCTAATAATTTATATCAACAAATAACAAGTTCTGTTCAAGGTACAGGAACTATAACTTGTTCGACTTATAATGGATCAACTTTAATTGGAACAAAAACTGTCTCTTTCACAGCTAAAGTATCAAATTCTAATCCGACATTTGATGCATATTATAGAGACTTAAATCCATCAACAACAGCTATAACCGATGATGACAGTTATATCATTAGAAACAAATCTAATATTCAAATTTGGTTAGAAAACGTAGATGCTAAAAATTATGCTACACCAGATTCATTAATTGCTATAATTGAAGGAGTTATATATGAGGGATCATTAAGAGGAACAGGTGGAGAGATAGATTTAGAGCCATTAAATTTAATTTCTGATACAGAAGCTCAAATAGTATTGACAGATAGTAGAGGTATTTCAACAACCAAAAATCTTACTATTAAAGTACTAGACTGGCAATTACCATCAGCCATTATAAATTTAAAAAGACATAACAATTTTTATTCACCGACAGATATTAAGGTAGATGCCAACTATTCACCATTATTTGTAGATGATGTTAGTAAAAATACTATTTCTATAAAAGTTAGATATAAGAAAACTACAGATAGTACTTATGGTGAATATACAACATTGCAAGATAATGTTGTATCTACATTAACATTAGATAATAATTATGCATGGGATATACAAGTCTTATTAGAAGATGAATTAGGATCAACTACATATAATTTATCAATAGCTAGAGGTATACCTATTGTATTTTTTGATAGAAAAAGAGAATCAGTAGGAATTAATTGTTTTCCTCAAAATGATACTAGTTTTGAGGTAAATGGGAAAAGTTTATTAGATTTAACACATCCAATTGGATCAGTATACTTATCTGTTGATAGTACAAATCCTGGAACTTTGTTTGGAGGTACTTGGCGACAGATAACAGATGACGCATATTTAAAAATAGTAGCTAATAATGCTGGTGATCTTGGAGGTACATCTAGTAATCACAAAATACCAGTTGGTAGTCTTCCAGCTCATAATCATACTGCTAGTGCTAGTGCTGTAGGAGATCATAGCCATAAAATGTATTCAGGTTATGTTACTTATCAAGGTGGTAGTGCTACTGCAAACTCTCCAGCAACAGCCAATCCAGACTGGAGTGGCGATCAATGGACTGGAGGAGCAGGAGGACACTCACATACTATAACAGTAGGTAATACTGGTGATGGAAATGCATATTATCCATATTATTACGGAATATATGCATGGGTAAGAACTTCATAATAAAAAATAAAATAATAGGGGAGAAAAAAAGAATGACAATATTACAATTCATTAAAGAGTACTGGGTACAAATAATATTTTTATCAGGAGTAATAGGAAGCTCTTTAGCATTTATAAAAAATTATCGTGAAGCCACAAAATGCTCACTTAGAAATGATATTTTATCGTTTTATTTATTACATAAAGAAGAGAAAAAAATATCATTATATGAAAAAGAATCAATTATGCTTTCATATGCTATTTATAAAAAATTAAAAGGTAATTCTTTTGTTGATCGTATAGTAGCAGAAGTAAACACATGGGAAGTAACAAACTAGGGATTTTTCCCTAGTTTTTTCTTTTTGCAAAAAAAAATAAAAATAGTACAAATTTGCATTTTTAGACGTATTCTTGCACAAAAAACGTAAATATCACGCATTATTTTACAATTTTGCGTATAAAATGTATCTGAATTTTAAAAAATGGTCATTTGCACTTATATTTTTATTGTTATATTATATCGCCGAAAGGAGGGATTATAATGTACCAAACAAGAATACTAAATGAACAAGAAATAGAAGATTTTAATAAAAAGTTCAATACTGATTATAAGGTTATACACATAAGGCAAAGAGGTAAAAAATATTTTGCATATCTTGATTGCAGTATAGAAATTTTATTAAGGCAAAAAGAAGCACTAAATTATTTTATTTAGTGTTTTTTCTTTCTATATTATATATGTATACCAAATGACATTGATTGGA